AGATCTATGTGGTGATTGTTCCTCAAGGTCAACGATACCAAAGAATCCAAATCCAATTTGTTTCATTAACTGATACATCTCAGAAACAAAGAATATTCTTCCACCTTTCTTTTGTCTGTTAATTTCATAAGGAATGTTAAGAGCAATACGACCATCATCTTTTAATACATTGTAAGCTTCGGTTAACCAATTCTTAGCAAATACCAAATAGTCCTCAAATTCAACATCATCTTCGTGAACATCATATGCAATACCAACACCATAAGGTGGTGATGTTACGATTAAGTCAACGGATCCTTGTGGTAATGTTTTCATTACTTCCACACAATCTCCGTTTATAATTTTTCCTGTTTCTATCATCTCTTTATTTTATTGTTTCTAAATAATCCCATACATCATTTGAAAACTCTTCGAACATATCACCATCTTCATCATTAGATAAGTCAACAATGTAGTTGTCAACACAAAAATCTACAATTATTTCGTGTACTTCTCCGAGTGTTTGTTCGTCATTTTTTAATCCCTCATACTGATCTTGTATGTAATTTTTTTGTGTTAAAGTTAACCCCATTTTTCTTAATTTAAAATTGATATTATTAATAAAAGTATTGTTCCAATAAACGCAAGTATAAGTGAGTACTTGAACACTTTATAATTTCTTTCGACCTGTTTTTTTGACCTACCTTGCCAATCATTATTATTCCATATCATAACGTATTAACTATTATTTGTGCCAGTTTATATCCAGTAAAAGCCCCCATTGCTGCCGACCCAGGAAGTACTATGAACTTCCCTAACATTGTTTCATATTTCTTTCTATTAACAATGTAGGATATTAATATATAGTATATAATATAGTTTATTAATACCATAAAGTCTAACTCTTTGGATACAAATACAACAACAGAGTTCCCTAATAATCCCCACATAAAATTTATTATGGTTTCTCTTATTAATTCTGCCGGAGTTGTAATCGCACCTAATACGTTTATCTCCTTGTTTAAACCTTTATTAGTTTTTTTCTCCATATTGTTTTTGTAAATACTCAGATAAAGTTTTGTCTACAACATGAAACTCACCATACTTGTTACGATAATAACTTCTCATTTTATTGGAGTTTAAACCATATTTCCTATCGTGACCTAATCTGTCTTCAACGTATTTAATATCAACCTCTTTGTTTAAAATATAAGAAATATTTTTAATAATGTCCAAATTTGTCATTCTATTTCCTGTCCCAATATTAAAGACTTGGTTAACAACCTCATCATCAAACATTAAATCACAAATTATTTTAACATTATCATAAACATACATCCACTCCCTAACTTGTTTACCATCACCATACACAGGAATTGGTTTACCTTCACTAATAGATCTTGCAATTGTAGGTAAGAATTTTTCTTCAAACTGATGTTCACCAAAGTTATTACAAGTTCTTGTAATTAGATATGGTAAACCATAAGTTCTATTTGCAGATAACACTAACAAATCTGAAGCCGCCTTTGTTGCCGAATAATATGAACTTGGTTTAAGATCATCACCCTCAGTTGCGGTATGATTAATTGCGATGTGTTCATCCATATCACCATATACCTCATCGGTTGAAATGTGTATGAATTTTTTAATGTTTTTATTTTTTCTTGATATTTCCAATAAATTAAATGTCCCCTCAACATTAGTTCTAACAAATGGTAACCCATTTTTAATTGAATTGTCGACGTGAGACTCAGCCGCAAAGTGAACGATGTAATCAAAATCACCAAGTTCATCTGCCGTTACATCACAAATGTCTTTTTGTAAAAAAGAAACATTGTGTTTAAGATTCATTCTACGACCAGCATATGTTAGTTTATCAACACAAATAACATCACATTCAAAGTTATCTAATAGGTGGTTTATAAATGCGGAACCAATAAACCCCGCTCCTCCTGTTACTACTATTTTCATTTTTTCTCTAATGTTTCTATATGATGTTGCAAGTACCATAACGCTTTCTTAAGGTCCTGTAACTCTTTATCCGATTCTTTCTTACCGGCTCTTGATATATACTTAACTGTATTTCCCAATGAGAATCCTAATTCCCAAGCATCAATTACCTTAATAGCCTCATATGGATTTTCTGATCCTCCGTAATGTTGGGGGTGATTTACTTGTTCACTCATTTTATTTCAACTTTATCCGTGTTTAACATTATCTTTTTAAGTTCTTCAGGTAATGAAGAAGATTTTATTAATGACTCTGTGTCAAATTTTATTACTTCAGGTTCAATATTCGCCTTTGACCTCATAGTGTCCTCATTAACCTCATAATCATCATCATTTTTATATTCTTTTAATAACTCATCACCAGATATAGTTCTATATTTTTCACTTAATCCTTCAATATCAACAAGTTTATTCATCATATGTTTCATTCCATAGATTTGTTTAGTTGCATCCAATGATTTAACAATCTCAATAATAATCTTGTACGGATCCGCATTTGATCCTGGTCTACGATCTTCAACATAACCTTTCCAATTTTCAGCAGTCTCTTTTGGAACTCTAATTGATGCCCCTCGATCTGAAACACCCCAACTAAATTTATCAATTGATTGTGTTTCAAATTTACCAGTTAAACGGAGATTGTTATCTGACCCGTAAGCTTTAATATGAGCTTCATGCCTTACCTCAAACGCATTAAACAATGACATAAAATATTCTTCATTACCATCATTTCTCATTTTATCTGTGGAGAAGTTTGTGTGGAGACCTGAACCATTCCACTCACCTTTTTGGATTGGTTTTGGATGTAGGTCAATACCATAATTATATTTTTCAGAGATTTTATACAAGAAGTATCTAGTCATCCACAAATCATCACCCGCCTTTAATTTACCTTTTGAAAATACTTGATATTCCCATTGACCTAACGCAACCTCAGCGTTGATCCCTGTAATGTCAATTCCGTATTTTAAACACATATCCATATGTTCCTCAACAAAATCTCTTCCTGAAACATATTCACCAACACCACAATAATATTTACCTTGTGGTTCCAAGTTGTTTTCATCGTGACCTAAAATACATTTGTTTTTTCTATCATAGATAAAGTATTCTTGTTCAAATCCAAACCACAAATCTTCTTGATCTCCAATTAGTTTTGATCTTGTATTAGTTTCGTGTGGTGTACCATCAGAATTCATTACTTCACACAACACGTAAATCGTATTTGTATTATCACAAAAATAATGTCTAACAGGCATTAAAATACAATCAGAACTATTACCTTCCGCTTGTAATGTTGATGACCCATCAAAGTTCCATTCAGGAAAATTATTTAGAACCAAACAATTTTTAATTTGTTCATAGTCCATAATTTTAACTTTACTTCTTAGGTTTGGTTCAGGTGTATATCCGTCGATCCACACATATTCTAACTTAACTTTCATTTCATTTTATTTATAACATTTATTATTTCCTCTTTGGTAAAACCTTCGGTATACATCCTATAGACTTTGCGCGAAAAATCGTCGGTACAAATAATTGCATCGGCATTTAAATAAGTCATAATATCATTTAAGTGAATAAGGATGTTTTCTTTCTTTAAAATTCTTTTGTTGAAACTCATTTTAATCTTCTAAAAATTCTTTTTCTTTTTTCTTTTCCTCTTGTTCAATCGTGTAATTTCTCGCCTGATTAATTAACATTATTGTTTTTCTTTTGAACAACGGTAATAATGTTTCTTCAATTGGGAAATCACCTCTACTTATCATCTCTAATACCGGTAATTTTGTTTTGTTTTCGGCTTCAGAAAATGTAGTTATTATCTTTGGTATAGTCAATTTGTTTTTATCATCACAATAAATTAATTTGACATTTGTTTTACTTTCAGGTGATTTTTTTGCTGCTGGTGATACCTCATATTCCCAAACATAATATTTGTTGTCCCTTTTATCTAAATGAAAGAAGAACCCTTTATTAGATAAAATTTCTTTTTTGTTTTTTCTGTATTTTGTTTCAATACTATCAAAAACTATTGTCCACACAGATTTTGCAATGTTGAAGTATTCCAACATTCTTGGTGCGGTGTATTGTAAAATTTTTGTGAACTCTTCGTACTCATCAGTTGACATATCAGGAACACTTTTAACTTTAAGGTCTTTCACCAAAAGTTCATCGTCAACCGAATTAAATTTCTTATTCGTATATATAATTTTCTTATCCCTGATAAGAGTTTGAATGTTTGCTAAATGTAATGATAATTCTATAAACCCAGGGTAAAGTTCCATATTGTCTAACTTTTCCCCCATACGTTGAAAATATGAAAGTAATTTATACTCTTTATGTTCTCTATCAATTGGCTTTTCGAACATCCAATCGGTGTCCATTACAAATTCTATTTTTTTCTTCCGTGTCATTAATCATAAACATAAGAATAATATCACCTTCAGTAAAGTTATTACTCAATTCTCACCACAACAAAAGTTGAGTCATTAACTGAAATAGTATCGTAATTACCATCATAACTACCTAATACCCCATAATCCGCCTCATCAACTAAATCACGTAATAAACTTTTTTTATCCACAAAATTTTCATATTGATCACCCATTTCATCTAACCAACTAATTGGATCATCTTTAATTTGGTCTAACCTTTCTTCCACCGCATTTTCAACCTCTTCCTCATTTAAATCACCATCTGGATCATCTTTTATATCTTGGATTTCAACATCAATATCTTCTATCTCACTTTCAATTTCATCCATTCTTGAGTCATTGTCTGATTCATGTTCACCATCCTCGTCCTCATCTTCATAAGTTACTAACTCAACTTTTTTACCATTTTGGTAAATTTGCCATTTATTTTCAGACCATTCAACAATTAAAATGTTACCCATATAATCATTAAATTTAAAGTATTTCATACTTTCAACCTCTTCTTCAGTAAGAGGATATCTAGCTCCACTTTTAATTAAATACGTTTCTATTTCAAGAGACCTTTTTTTGTTTTGTAATTTTTCAATTTCTTTATCTTGTCTAAGGCTAGTTTCCCTACTAACATCATAATTTTCAGGATCATCTATAACCCATTCACGAATCATATCTTCATAATATTCGGCAACTTCATCACCATCAATATGATAACTTAATGTACTTTTATCAAATTGATTAAGGTCATTTACCATATCTTCATAATATTCCTCAACAGAACTATCTGCTTCACTTTCAGTCCCCACGGCATAAACATCACCATTAGTACCATCATGTATCGATCTAAATGTTGTTAAATCATAGTGTGTACCTTGAGGTATTAAACCATATACATCATTATCTTTTACTTTAAGACTATCTATATCATCCTGTAATTCATCCCTTTCATTTAAAAGATCATCCATTACGTCATCATCTTCTTCATTTTCAATTCTTTGTTCAAGTTCCACCATTCTTCTTTCAAAATCTTGTAGTTCCTCACGTTCTGAATCACTTAAACTTCCAATCTCCGCTTCCCCAATCATATAATCAAATACCGCATTTGCCATTAAACCTTCTTCATCAATATCCGGATTGTCTAAATTCCACGTACCTTCCTCACGTCTTCCTTCCGCCGCACGTATTAACTCTCTTTCTTTCCTTCTTTTAATTTCTGCATCATATGGTGTATCATAATAACTCAATCCACGACCAACCGTAACTCCTTCAAGAGTTGTAATCCCTGTAGAAGCAACAATTAAATCACCTGTTACGATTAATTCACCTAAATTTGTTATTTGTTTTAAACCTCTTAAATTTAAACTACCATTAACTCTTATTTTTTTACCTCTAAAATCAGGAAATTTAGGGATGGCCTGAGCTTTATAATTAACAGACTTTAATAGATCCATATATTCTTGTGGGGTGAAATCTTCGTATTCGATATTATCTTCTTGTTCAAGAATAATATTCTTTATTAACCCAATTGAATCATTCTC